AAGATCAGAACTTTAAAGACAAATGGCGTGGTGGAGACCAACATCTCACATCAGAGTTTCAGCCTAGAGACTATCGTTACAGTTTTAGATAAGGACCTATCATGGCAACAGTTGGCTTATATGGAAGTTCTTACCCATACGGTGGTACTTACTTTGAATGGTTTATTTTCCAGCAATCTGCTACAGCACCTGCAACTCCAACGGGTGGTTCATGGAACTTTCAAACAAATGTAGGTACTGCTCCAACAGGATGGTCTACAACTCCTCCGACAAGCCCTACAAACATTGTTTGGGCATCTATAGCTATAGTTAGTTCAACGACTGGCTCAACAATTACTTGGACTGTTCCTGCTACATGGGTGCAACCTGGGACACCAGGCGTAAGTGGTTATTCAGGCATTTCAGGTTTTAGTGGTTTTTCAGGAACCAACGGAGCATCTGGTATAAGCGGATATTCAGGAAGTGGTGTATCAGGCTATTCGGGATATTCTGGTTCAGGAACTTCTGGTTATTCAGGATACAGTGGACTTGGCTTATCTGGTTATTCAGGAATTTCAGGGTATAGCGGTGTAAGCGGATATTCTGGCTATAGTGGTTCAGGTGTATCTGGATACTCAGGATCGGGCGTTTCTGGATATAGCGGTTACAGCGGATACAGCGGTTTAGGATTAAGTGGATATTCTGGATATAGCGGTGTTGGTGTAAGTGGCTATAGTGGAACCAGTGGGTATTCTGGTTATTCTGGTTCTGGAGTAAGTGGATACTCTGGTTATTCTGGAAGTGGTATATCTGGATTTAGCGGATTTTCTGGTTTTTCAGGTTCCCCAGGCGTGGGTGGTTATTTAGGTTATTGGGGATCGTTTTGGGATACAACAACCCAAACCGCTGCTGCAATCAATACGCCTTACGCAATTACATTAAATACTGCTGATCCTTTAAATACTGGTGTGTCTGTTGCATCAAGCAGTCGTGTTACTTTTGCAAATGTTGGTGTTTATAGCATTACATTTTCTATTCAATTTACCAATACAAGTACTGCCAATGGACCTGTACAAGTATGGTTGCGTAAAAATGGAACAGATTTAGCTGATACCAATTCTCATTATGATGTTCCTGATAAACAAGGAAGTACATTTTCTTCTGAGATTTTGACAGTCAATTATGTTTTAAGTTTATCCCCAGGTGATTACATTCAGGTTTATTGGTTAACTGGAAGTACAAGTGTTCAAATAGAAACTTTGGCAGCGGGTGCTAATTATCCAAGAACACCTTCAATTATTTTGACTGCAACTCAAGTCATGTATAACCAATCTGGTTATAGTGGCTATAGTGGGTTTTCTGGTGCAGGAACTTCTGGATTTTCTGGTTATTCTGGCGGTGCAGGTGTTTCTGGTTTGTCTGGATACTCTGGTTACTCGGGTGTAGGGGTTTCAGGGTACTCAGGATATTCAGGATATTCAGGTTTTTCTGGGTCTGGAATATCTGGATATTCTGGATATTCAGGATCAGGATTGTCTGGTTATTCGGGATCAGGAGTATCTGGATATTCTGGTGCACAAGGAATTTCAGGCTTTTCTGGTATAAGCGGATATTCAGGTATATCAGGTTTTAGTGGAATAAGTGGATTTTCAGGCGCAAATGGCGCATCGGGAATTTCTGGATATTCAGGTTATTCTGGTTCAGGCATAAGTGGATATTCTGGTTCAGGCATAAGTGGATTTAGTGGATTTAGTGGGATTTCAGGTTATAGCGGTGCAACTGGTCCCACAGCATACCCTGGCGCAGGCATAGCTAACAGCACAGGTAGCGCTTGGGGTACGTCTTACACAACCACAGGATCGGGTACTGTAGTCGCATTAGCTACTTCTCCTACATTTGTAACTCCTGTATTGGGAACACCCACAAGTGGTAATTTATCAACTTGTACGGCAGATGGAACTAATGCTGTTGGTTATCGCAATATCCCACTATCAGGCACTAAAACAGCAAGTTATACATTAGTTGCTAGTGATGTTGGTAAGTTTATTATTCTTGGAACATCAGGTTTAGTTGTAGTTCCAGCAAGCGTGTTTTCTATAGGCGATGCAATTTCTGTTTTTAACAACACAAGCGCAGCTATTACTTGCACATCATCAGCAATCACCGCTTATTTAGGTGGTACAAACACGGTAGTTACTTCTTTTAGTTTAGCAACAAGAGGAGTTTGTACTATTCTTTTTGTCACAACTTCAGTTGTAGTAATTACAGGAAATGTATCGTGAGCGGGATTATGCTTAACTTGTTGGGGGGGAAGGGTGCTCCCCCTGTAATTGGTGGTCAAGCCTATACAGTTGCTGGTACATATACTTGGGTAGCGCCTGCGGGCGTGACATCTGTTTCTTTATTAGCAGTAGGTGGCGGTGGTTCTGGTGGTAAATCTTCAGGAGGCCCACCATACAGAACTTCTGGAGGCGGTGGTGGAGGTTTAGCATATAGAAATAATTATTCCGTAACATCTTTAGGTTCTTACACGGTTGTTGTTGGCGTTGGCGGTTTAGGGACAGCTTCTAGCTGTGGTGGAAATAATGGTGGTAATAGTTCTTTTAATTCTTTTCTTACAGCAAACGGTGGAAGCACTTGTAAATGTTCTGGAGGTGCTGGTGGAGGTGGCTCTAATTACACGGGTTTAGGTACTGGTGGCAAAGGAGGCCAAGTTACTGGTGGACAACCTGGCGGTGGTGGAGGTGCTGGTGGCTATGCTGGCAATGGCGGTAAAGGCGGTATGCGTTGTTGTAGTAGTATTGCATCAGGCGAATCGGGTAGCGGTGGTGGAGGTGGTGGTGCATCGGTAGCTGGAGGTAGTCGTGGCGGTGCTGGTGGTGGTGGTGTAGGCATTTATGGTCAAGGATGTAGTGGTGCTGGAGGAAGTTACCCCTCTTGTCCCGTTTCAACAAGTGTTGGCAAGGGCGGTAGCGGAGGTTCAAATGGGTGTTATTGTGCCGCTACATCATGCAAACCAGGATATAAAGGTGGTGCTTATGGCGGTGGCGGTGGTGGTGCTTCCGTTAATGCTTGTGGTGGATCACAAAATGGCGGCCCCGGTGGTGGAGGCGTAGTTCGCATCATTTACCCCGGTTCTCGTTCTTTCCCATCAACGTGTGTTGGTGCTTTAGGTGGAGAATTTGGAAGTACCTCATATACCTTAGCGGGCACATATTCTTGGGTTGCTCCAGCGGGAGTTACTAAAGTTTCTGTTGTTGCTGTTGGTGGAGGTTCAACTAGAGGTGGTAGCCTTGGCTACAAGAATAATATAAGTGTCACGCCAAGTAGTAGCTATACCGTTGTTGTAGGAAATGCAAACGCAACTAGCCGTTTTGTATGTACAGTAAAAGGTTCTGGTGGTAATGTTGCTTGTGCTCCTTTCTATGTTGGTGATGGTGGTGGATTGGGCGGCTGTAGCGGAGGTGGCGGTGCTGGTGGAGCTGGTGGTTATTCTGGTAACGGTGGCTCAGGAACTGGTGGTTCTGGTGGTAATGGTGGAGTTAATTCCCCTTGTGGGTACTATTATGGTGGAGGAGGTGGCGTTGGAATTTTAGGCCAAGGAACTTCTGGAGCTAATGGTTCACAATATTGTCGACCCGGTAAAGGTGGTAGTGGTGGCACTAATGGAAGTGAGGCCAATACTTGTGCCAATATTGGAGGTAATGGTGGATTATATGGAGGAGGTGGCGGTACAGGTAGTGGGGGCAACGGCAGTGGTTCTTTTGGTGCGGTTAGAATTGTCTGGCCGGGATGTGTGCGTTCTTTCCCATCAACGTGTGTTAGCACATATTAATTTTTAGAGGTAAAAATGAATCTTTATATTGAAACCGAAAACGGTCAACCTAAAAATCACCCCGCATTTGGATACAACCTTATCCAAGCCTTTGGTTCTGTGCCAGAACATTGGGAGACTTTTATACGAGTTGAAAAACCAAGCATTACTTTGTATCAAACATTTGAATCTAATGAGCCTGTCTATACTAAAGTAGATGGTGTTTGGACAGATGTTTGGACAATTAGAGATATGACGGCAGAAGAAAAGACTGCCAAACAACAAGCCGTAATCACTATGTTTAATGCTCGTGAGCAATCATCTAATTGGTCGGCATGGACTTTAGATGAGGCTACTTGCACAATGACCCCCCCAATTCCACGCCCTGATCCAGTAGAAGGCGTTTTGGTATTTTGGTGTGGCGCAGAAAATAATTGGAAAGATGCCCCTATCCGTCCAGAAGGTGACTACAAATTTGACTTTACTGCATGGGTTTGGGTGGCAGTATGAGCAAAGTAACAAAAAAACCAAAACAAAAAGTATGTAAAGCCGCTGAGTCCGTTAAAGAAGTTGTTCAAAACACTCAACTTCAAGTTGCTTACCATTTCCCATGCCCAATTTACATTATTGAACGTCCTGATTTCTTAGATATAATTAATACAGTTTCTGAAGAAGCCTTAGAAGTTCAACGCAAAGAACGTGATCTCCATGAAATTTATCCTGTTTACATGACAGATAATTATTACGGTGATGCTCGTCTTGCAAAGTTTACTGAGTTTGTTGGTGCAACAGCTTGGAACATACTTGCAGAACAGGGTTATGCAATGCAAGACAAAGCCGTATCTTTTACTGAAATGTGGACACAAGAGCATCATAAGCATTCTGCTATGGATGCACACGTTCATGGGTTTGGCTCACAGATCGTTGGGTTTTACTTTCTTGAAACGCCTGAAGATTCTTCAAGAGTAGTATTTCATGATCCTAGATCAGGTAAAGTGCAGATTGATTTGCCTGAAAATGACATGAATATGGCTACAACGGCAAGCAAAATGATTAATTTTGAACCCAAAGCTGGCATGATGATATTTGCTAATTCTTGGCTTTCACATTCTTTCACTCGCCATGCAAGTGATAAACCCATTAAATTTGTTCACTTCAATCTAACTGTGATACATCAACCACAAGCGTGTGCAATGCCTCCAGCAGCCGAAGTGATATGAAATATAGCATCAGGTTTAACAAAACTAGAGGACAAGAAGGTAGAGGAACGGTTGACCATTGTTGGCGAGTATTTGAAGGTGAAAAAGAGTATTTGTTTAAGCATATTAAAATTAATGTGCCAAGTCAAAGTGAAAAAGACTTAAATGGAAATGATTGGAATTTTGTTTGTGAAGGCGTATTAACCATAGATCGAAAAACATCAACGGGAACTATTGAATAATTTGTAAAGGGAACTTGTAAATGTATGGATTAGATGTAAAGACTCAATGGGAAGAAATTCTCAAGATTCATTGTATAAAGTTAGCCAAAGAAATCCATCCAGAATGGTATCGATGGGCACTAACCAATAACTACGAAAGAGCAGTATTCCTAAAAGGAGACCCTGTTTTACCTAGAGAGGCCACAAGGTATATGTGGGCCAATAAAAATCTACTGGGTAAAAAGGTTTTTGAATTAGGATGCTCTTCTGGTTATGGATGTCAATTCCTACCCAACGACACCGAATATCTTGGTTTGGATTATGATCCAATCATCATCAATGTTGCTCAAGAACAGAACTGGTTGGAAAAGGCTAAGTTTGTCCAGGGTGACATCAATCAAGTAGCCCTAGATCACTACGACACAATAATAGCCTTTGAGGTTATAGAACACTTAGACAACGGTTTAGAGATTGTAGAAGAGCTTAAAAACCATTGCGATAGATTACTCATTACCGTTCCTTGGAATGAGCCTGTAGGGTTTTGGGGACCGCACCACAAGATACATGGACTCAATGAATCACACTTCAAAGGATTCAAGTTTAATTACATTGACCAACATGGAAGAGTATCTGAGACTGTTACCCCAATCAGTCCTGAGAACCAATGCAACTTGATGATATTGAGGTGGGACCGTGGATAGTGTGCTTTGCTCCATCGGGACTAGAGGCCGATACGACACCACACTTCCCCTAGCACTAGCAGCAATTATTAACCAAACAAAGATACCCGATAAGCTCATTATCTTTGATGACAACGATGAGCCTAGAGATGTTCGTGAGGAACTGATCTATAAAAACCTGTTCCAAATGATGGAGTTAAAGAACATCGAATGGGAATGGGTTTTTGCTCACAAGAAGGGAACTCATTGGAACCACCAAACCGCCAACATAATGGGCTACAAGTGGGTTTGGAGAATGGACGATGACTGCATCCCAGAACCCAATGTCCTTAGAACTTTATTAAGTTATGCTATACGCAAAGATGCGGGGGCGGTAGGAGGCTCGATCCTAACTCCTCCATTACCCAAACCTTTCAAAGCAACTGGAAAAATAGAAAAGATAAACGAAGAACCCAACATCCAATGGGGACTTATTACCAAAGAACAGCAAGTAGAGCACTTGCATTGTAGTTTTGTCTACCGTGCAGGGGAGTATGACTACAACACAGGGCTTTCTAGGGTAGCGCACCGTGAAGAGACTTTGTTTAGCTACGGGCTACACCAGAGAGGATTTAAGCTCTATGTGGTTCCTGATGCTATTACATGGCATTTAAAGAACCCTGATGGCGGTATAAGGAGCGA